CCTGCAGTAAAGATAACAGAACCACCTGATGCAGATCCTGCACCAGTAACAGTATAATGCGTAGTTAAAGTTTTAACAGTCTCTGTGGCAGTTGTATTATTTCTAATAATGACCTGTAAATCAGAGTCTGCAAAGATCTTAAAGGTATAACTAAAGGTGGTAGTAGAACCATCTCCGTTATAGGAATTTTTAACTGTAGTAGAAGATATTGTCATATTGTTCGTATACCCATTTTATTTATTTAAGCAATAGTTCATTTATTCTTTTTTCAGACTCTTGCCTTTTCGGTAATTTTAAACCAAATTTTTCTCTCTTAACCTGTATTAATTTATTATATACTTCTGGATATTGTTTGTACATTTCATTTTCTGCTAAGTCTTTATATGCTTGAAATATTTTTTTTATAACAAATTCTTTTCCACCTTCAAAATTTTCATTACCTTGTTGCAATCTTTGATATTCATTAGTTTTTATATAACTTGCTATAGCTTCTTTTAAATTTAAACCCCTAAATTTTCCTCTTGGTGATTTTACTTTACCTATATTTTCCATCCAAAAATCATAAGCAGATTGACCATTTTTTTTATATTCAGTTAAATCAACAATCTTATCTTTTATAATTTGAGGTTCTCTCAAACTTACTCTTAAAGACATAATTTCAGTTAGTACAGGATCTGATTTTATATCTACTTTTTTACCAACTAAACTAGGTCCTTGTATTAAAGTAGATAGGGAAGCAACACCATTAGGATTGAAATACAAAGCATTAGGAACTCTTTCAATAGGTTTTCCAGTTAAAACATCTCTTTTCTTTTCTAAAAATTTTTCTCCTAAATCTAATTTTGCTAAAATTTTGTCTGTAAAAGATCTTGTTTCAAATATGTCTTTATCCATTGCAATAGCATTTGGTACTCCTTGACTTCTGAAAGAAGCATAGGGAATAACATTACCAGCAATGTTACCAAAATATTTAGATATGTTTTTAGATGTTGGGTTAGCAATTACAGTTGCTGCATCTGAAACTCCTCTTAAATAAGATTTATTAGCAGCGTTTCTAAATATACTTATTGCTCCTGCTGTAATAATATCTTGTTTATCTTCATCATTTATATTTTCAAAAATATTTTCTTTAATATCTGCAACAATTCCATAAATATAAAAACGAGGGTCCATTCTATTATATTGTTTGTAGGTTATCGTTCCATCATCATTTTTTTGTGCAATGGAATAATCTTGCCATCCATTTTGTAACCATATTTTTTTAATATTAAAATCTTTAGGACCAGCACCAGTTATTTTTGGAAATTTATTTCCAAACTTATCTTCAACCTCATCAAATGCTAAATCAAAAGCATAAAGAACCGCTGCTGAACCAACAAACTGTCTTCCCAAAACTTCTGCTCTTGCTCTTCTATCTCCTGATTTCCAAAGATCCATATTTTGTTTTGTAAAAAGTCCAGCACCAGGAATACGATTAGAAACATGTCTCCATAAATTTGTAGGAGTTCTAATAAAAGGCATTAAAAATCTAAATTCTGGAGTTGAATTTAAAAACTTTTGTATTTTATAACCCCAGTCTAAATGAGATCCGCCTTTTAAATCATTTGTATAAGTTGATTCTCTTGCGTACTGCAAAGCATCTTTAGCAAATGGACTTTTTTCTATGTTAGCTCTTCCATTTTTATCAAATCCTTCATTAAATATTTTTTCTATATTTGCTTTTCCTTCTTTAGATGAGATGTCAAAACCAAGTTCCATAGTATTATCAATGGCATTACTTAACATTCTTCCTCTGTAATTAATTTGTTTTAAAAATTCATCTCCTGTCATTAACATTCTTGTTGGCAACTCTATAATATTTCCAAACCAATCAATCATTTTTCCACTAGCACCACTAAAACCTAAATTAGAACCACTAATAGGTCTTATGGCTTTTCCACCAACTACTTGTAAATTGTCTTGGGTTCTAGCAAGAGGATCAAGAATAGCATCTCCTTGTCTTAAAGCTAAAGATGTCATTTTTAGTGCATCACCAAAATGCATCATCATTCCTTTATATTGTGCAAATCCAAGTTTAATTGCTTTAGTATCTGCTCTTACAGCTCCACCTGCAATTAATTCTAAAGGTCTAATAATAGCTTCATACAAACCAGATTTTATATTTACTGCATGAGTAAATACTCCTGACAAAAGAGAATTTATATAAAGTGAATTAAATACCTCAATAACTTTTGCTTTTTTAGATTTTGAAACTTGATTGATAATATCCTCTGGTTTCATACCTTTAATTTTTTTTGCTACGACTGCAGGATTAGGATTGTATGTTTCAAAGATATTTGAAATTTCTTCTATATCTAAAATCTTTCCACCAGATTTAGTTACCTTAATTCTACCTGCTTGGGTTACTCTTGCTGCACCTCTTATTTGTTCTTTTAAAGCATAAAATGTTTCTGCAATAACTTTACTTCTCAATGAAACTTCTTGAAGAGCTTCTGCAGACCATTTACTAGAATCATCTCCAAATTGACTTAAATATTTTCCAGATGTTTCTTGTAAATCAACAGCTAGTTGTTGTAATATTTGTTTTGTTGCTAACATTCTAACTGTAGCATCTTTAGATGTTTGACCTTCTTTTATTACACTTTTTAAAACCTCTTCTTTGTCTCTAGCTAAAACAGTTGCCAATTCTTCAGCAACTTCATTGGCTAGTACATCGCTTTCTAAATATTCTTTAGTAACATCATCAAACACATTGTCAGCTACATCATCTATTGTTTTTAAAACATCAAAACCACTTTTAAAAGATTTAGTATTTAATACTTTTTTAATCCAAAGTTCAGAATCTTGTTTAGCAGTTTCTTTTGCAGTTTTTATAATTTTTAATGCTTGATTAGTATCAATCGCAGGATTATCATTTAATGCAAATTTTTTTAATCTTTTTGTTTTTTTACCTTGTTGGGAATCTTGAATAACTTTAGCAGTTTCTTCTTGTATCTTTGCTCTTTCTTCTAAATTTTTAGTAGCTTTCATTTTTTTATATCCTCTAATTCCATAAAGAATTGTTTCTGCAATTCCACCCAGAGCCATACCTTCAAGAACATTTTTTAATCTACCTTGCATTTCAGAATCATTTTCATCCGTTGCAAGATATTGAGTAACAGCATTATTTAATAAAGGAGAATCAAACTCTACTAGCATATCTGATAATCTACCTTCATTAGGATCAAACACAGTAAGATCGGCAACTGCACCTGCAGTAAATCCACGAAGCGATGTTTTAACAGCACCTCCAGCAAGACCAGCACCTTTTAGAAATTTAGCAGGTCCTGCAAAACCAGTAATAAATCTTGATATTCCTTCAGTAACATTTCCTGCCATAGTCTCTGGTTTGTGGAATGAAACAAGTTGTCTTTCTTCTGACTTCCATTTTTCTGGTCTTACATATCTTGGAATAAAATCTTTAAATGATAATTTGCCATCATTATCTCCAAATTCTATTCCACCAATAGAAATAATATTTTCTTCTAAAAAATCACCTTGTTCTTCTATTGCATTCACTACACCTTGAGGTATAGATAAAGCCATATCTCCAAGAGTAGTCCAAAAATTATGATCTTTATCATCTGGTTTTTTAACCAAACCAGAATTAACAGGTTCAATTTTTTGATAAGATTGATTGTGTTGTTCTAATTTTTTTCTTGCTATATCGCTTAACAAAGAAAGCTCTGACATATTAATACCTTTGCTTAGGATTTGCGTTTGCTAATATTTTGCTATACTCATTGTAAAATTCTGCAACATTTCCTTGACCATTTTTATCTACATAACCATTTAATTTAGCTAATGTTTTTAATACTTTAGCTTCTTCTGAATTAGGATTTTGAAGATATTTTGTCATAAATGTATTAATTTGTCTTTCTTCTTGAATTAAATTAAATTTATTTTGTTCTAAACTAAATGTTGTATATTTTTCTATATTTACTTCTTGATATTTATCAGACAATGTTCTTCTAATATCTTTAATATATTCTTTTTTTTCTTCTGGACTTGCATCTGGATTTAATTTTAAAAAATTATCAACTCTTATATCTAACTCTCTTTGAGCTTCTATAGATTTTTCTTTATCTTCAGCTTTGTCTCTACCAGGAATCATTGCATTGTAAAAAGAAGAATTTAATATTTTTTTCTGTTCATCTTTAAAATCATTTAATTCTTTTCCTAACCTAGATGTTTCCAAGATATTTTCATGTTGAATTTTTTCAGTAATTAATTTTTCTTCTAATTCATCAATTTTTTTTGAAACAATTCCTTGATCCAATTTAAAACCATTAGATCTTTTTATTGTTTTTAATTCTTCAATCATTTGTTTTGCTTTGTCATAATCTGCATTAGGATCGCCTTTAATAGTTATTTCTTTAATTTTTGTTTCATAAGCATTTAAAACACCAGCAGAAAATTCTTCATTGGTATTTGTTTTTTCTCCACCAAATTCTTTATCTTTTGCAATAATATTTTCTACAGCGTTCTCTGTTCCAGCAATAGAATTAAAAGTACCAAATAATAAAACTCTATCAAAAGCATCAAGTTTTTCTTTTTTTTTATTTTCAGGAAACATAAAATCATTAGCAACTGTAGAAATTACATTAACTCCTTTATTTCTAATTATTGCTTTTTCCTCATCTGTAGTTGCTTGATTATATTCAGCAGCAATAGATGTTAATGTTTCATTAGTAGTTTTTTCAGTTTCTTTCTCTAAAGATAAGTATGAATTTTTTTTGATTTTATTTACATAACCTGAGTATTCTAAATCTAATAAATTCTTAACTCTCTCTTTTACTCTTCTATTAGTAAGACCATTTATTTTTTCACTTAATTTAGATTTATATGATTTTTCTAAATTACTTAAAGCATCACCTTCATTAATATTATCTTTTTGTTGTTGAATGGTTATATCTAAATCACCTTTAATTCCATTAACTATTTTTTGACTTTCTATTTTTTCAGCAATGTCTCTTTTTTTAATAGAATAATCAACTAAAGCATCTGCAGCAGGTAATAACGCAGCTGCTGGTGTAGCAGTAGGAGACATCTGAATACCAGTTTTTATACTTGGAGCTTCTGCTGTTAATCTTCCTTTAGATTCAAATGTAGGTATCTTTGGCATAATATTATCCGAATGCTTTCAATAAACTTGTTCCAGCTTTAGCATAATAACCATACTCGGTAGCTTTAGCTTGTTGTCTTGCTATTTGACCTTGCATTCTTGAGAAATTAGCTTCTTCAAATTTTCTTGCTTGACCAATTTTAGCATTATATTCCATAGTATCTTTTTCTATTTCAGCTTGTTCTGCATTTCTTCTTAAGATTCTTAAACCAGAACCAGACAAATCAGCACCAGAAAATAATATTCTAGTTTTAGTTTGACCTTGTAATTGAGAAAATTGTTCATCAAATCTAGCAATATCAAATTCTAATTGTTTTTCTATTTGTGCAGCTTCTTGTTCTGCAACTTGTGCATTTCTATTTTGTATTGCTTGATTGTATTTTCCTGTAGCACTAGCTTGTCTAGCTGCTGCTACTGATGTTACTGCTGATATAGTTCCAGCAGCCATAGCTGCCTGACTTGCTGTAATTGCTGGTAAAGCTGCAAAACCCATTAGAACAACCTCGCAAATCTATAATGGTCAGCACCATCAAAACCATATCGTTTCATTAAACCCTCATTCTCTA